AAGGAGAAATAGATAATAGCACTATATCAAGTGGTCTATTTAATATTAAGTATCAAATATTTTTAAATGACCTTTACTATTATGGTGCACTTGATTTATTAAATTATACAATGACAAAGACTTATCTTGAAGATTTAAGTCGTATCATTACACCAGACACACAAATAAGATTTAACAAGAAGCAAGGAAGATTATATTTAGATATTGATTTTCAACAGATGTCTGATGATACTTTTATAATTATTGATGGTTATCGTCTTTTAGATCCAGCAGATGTAAGTAAAATATACAATGATTTTTGGTTAAAGAAATATGCAACAGCATTAATCAAAAAACAATGGGGAATGAATTTAATAAAATTCCAAGGTGTAATGTTACCTGGTGGTGTTGCATTGAATGGTAGAGAAATATATGAAGATGCAATTAGAGAACTAGAAGAACTAGAAAACACACTCAAAACAGAATACGAATTACCACCTCTTGACTTTATAGGATGATATTATGCCACTTTCTCCGTATTTTTTACAAGGATCTTCGAGTGAACAAAGATTAGTTCAAGATCTCATAAATGAGCAATTAAAAATTTATGGTCAAGATGTAGTTTATCTTCCTCGTAAAATTATAAACAAAAAAACAATTATGAAGGAGGTTGTGGCCTCTACTTTTGATGATGCTTATCGTATGGAAGCATATCTTTTAAATTATCAAGGATTTGAGGGTAACGGAGATATTTTACAAAAATTCGGAGTTCAAACTACAGACGCAGTGACGTTTGTTATATCAAAAGAAAGATACGAAGATTTTATAAGTCCATTTTTAACTGGAGAAAGTGATGTAGAGCTTGCAACAAGGCCAGAAGAAGGAGATTTAATTTATTTCCCTCTTGATAACACCATGTTTGAAATTAAGTATGTTGAGGGTAAAAAACCATTTTACCAATTGAATAACCTTTATGTTTACACTTTAAGTTGTGAGGTAATGGATTATGCTCTTGATGAGAATATTGACACTGGACTTGAAGAAGTTGATAAAGCAGCAGTTGAATTTGGATTCACAACAAGATTAAGTATGGTGAGTATCGCTGCATCAACAGCAACAGCAACAGTTCAATTGTCTAAAGATGCAGGTAATACTAACATTGGTAAGGGTGTTGCATTCATTGATTTAATTAATGATGGAACAGGATATACACTACCACCACTAATTGGTATTTCATCAGCACCAAGTCAAGGTATTAATGCAACTGCTGTTGCAATTATGACAAGTCGAACTGGTCAAAATGGTCAGTCTATAGATCGTATTGAACTAACAAATCCTGGTTTTGCTTATACAACACCTCCAACAATTACAATTCGAAGTCAAAATGCATTTGGAACTGGTGCTGCAGCAACTGCAGTCATAGCAGAAGGAACAATATCAACACCAACCATTACTAATCCAGGTGCAAGTTATAGTGTAGTTCCTAAAGTTTCTATTAATCCTGTTGGACTTGATACAAATATTGGAATCGGATCAACTGCAAAGGCAGTGGCAATAATCAATACTCTTGGTCAACTTGCCTCAATTAGATATACCTTTGCAGGTGTTGGATATACTGCAACACCAACAGTAACTATTGATCCACCAGTAAAAGCAGGTATCTCTAGTGGTAATTATCTCTTTAAGGAAGTAGTTAGAGGAGTTTCAACAGGAACAACGGCTATCGTTGCTAATTGGGATTCTGATGATAGAATACTCAAAGTTACAAATGTTGGTGGTGTAGGATTTGCTGTCGGTGAATCAGTCGTTGGTATTGGAACTACTCTATTAGGATCAGACTCAGAATATGTTGTTAGAAGTGTTTCCGATCAAGATGAGTATGATTTATACAACGAAAATATTACAGTAGAATCAGAGGCAGACTCAATTATTGACTTTTCTGAAGACAATCCGTTCGGTGATTTCTAAATAGTTTGGATAAGTCCTGTTTAAGATATGTTAGGAACCTATTATTACCATGAAATAATCAGAAGGACTATTATAGCCTTTGGTACTCTTTTTAATGAAATCGATATTAAACATCAGACTGCTGCAGGTGGAGCATTTTCAACTGTAAGAGTTCCAATTGCTTATGGCCCAACAGAAAAGTTCTTGGCAAGATTAGAACAGAAACCAGATTTGAGAAAGAGAGTCGCAATAACTTTACCTCGTTTAGCATTTGAAATGGATGGGATATCATATGATCCAGCAAGAAAAGTCTCTACAATGCAAACTTTTAAAGCATTTACAAAAGATGGTTCAAAGAGTGCAAGAAAAGTATTCATGCCAGTTCCATATAATTTAAGTTTTAAGTTATATGCAATGACTCAATATAATGAGGATTCACTTCAAATTATTGAACAAATATTACCATACTTCCAACCATCATTTAATTTAACTGTAGATTTAGTTAAAGCAATTGGCGAAAAAAGAGATATACCAATGGTACTAGACAGTGTTACCTTTGATGATAATTATGATAGTGGTTTTGAGCAGAAAAGAGTTATAACACACACATTAGGATTTACAGCAAAAACTTACTTGTTTGGCCCAGTATCAGATTCTGGTTCAGGTCTTATTAAGAAAGTTCAGGTTGATTATCATACAAGTGCTAATACTAAAACTGCATCAAGATCTAAGAGATATGTTGCAACACCAAGGGCACTCAAGGATTATAATGATGATGCAGTAACAACACTTGCAGAAGATATAACAAGAACACAGAAGAAATTCTTAGTTCAAGATACATCAAGTTTAGTTGTAGATACTTACATTGCTATCGGTGATGAACTTATGTTTATCAAAGAAATTGACGGTAATAATATTACAGTAAAACGTGGTGAAGATGGAACAACTATAGATACTCATATAAACGGTGATGTAATTGACGCAGTTAATGCTCAAGATGATGCACTTGTTGAAGTTGGTGATGACTTTGGATTTAGTGAACAAAGGTTTGATTTACCAGACTTTAGAACATATAGTCCTACAAAAGGAGTTGATGTATGAGTAAGTTCGATGAAATAGATGAGTTTTTGGATATAGAAGCAGTTGATGATTCAAAAAATAATCAAATTGAAGAAGTAAATAAAAAAGATGATCCAACTCTTGATTATGAATACTCAAGAGGTAACTTATATTCTTTAATTGAAAAAGGACAAGAAGCACTTAATGGTATTCTTGAGGTGGCACAGGGAAGTGACCATCCCAGAGCATATGAAGTAGCTGGACAATTAATTAAAAGTGTTGGAGATACGACTGATAAATTAATTGATCTTCAATCTAAAATGAAAGAATTAAATAAAGAAGAAACAGATTCACCAAAAACAGTCAATAATGCATTATTTGTAGGATCTACTTCTGAACTTTCAAAGTTATTGAAAAACGGAGTTCTAAATAATAAGGTAGAAAAGGCAGAAGAATGAAATCATTCAAAGAATTTATACAAGAAAGTAGTTTAACTAGACTAAAAAGTAAGTCTGATAAAGGTGGCATGGCTGTTCTTTCTGGAAGTCGTGCTGATAAGTCTGCAAAAGAAAATCGTGCAAGAGCAAAGCAATTAGATAAAGATATTCGTGGTAAAGGTTTGCCAGGTGCAACTAAAGTGACTGGTAGATATGATGAAAAAGATAAGAAAACTGGTGAGGTTACTAAAGTTAAGGAAAGAAGTCACGTTGTAACTTCTGGTAAGATGGGTAAGAGAAAATTTAAAAAAGCAGTCAAAGCACTTGGTAAAAAGTATGATCAAGATGCAGTTATCACACAAACAAAAGGTGGTGGAGGTGCTACACTTAAAAGAACTCGTAAGGGTGCATTACCAAAAAGAAATATTAAAATTGGAAAAATGAGACCAGGCAGAACTGGTGAAATGGATACTCGTATCAAAGGTAAAACATTTACTTATGAATCTTATCTTCGTGTTCAAGAAAGAGGTAAAACATATACAATAGTTCTTAACTGGAAAGGTAAATTAATTACCACTCAAATGTTTATTGCATCATTCAAGAGACCAACAAAAGCAGAAATGACTGCTGAAATACAAAAGATATATCCAACAGCAGTGGTAATGTACTTTAGTCCATCAGTGGTAGATCCAACTAAACCAATGTTGTTTGCTGGACAAGAAACGTAAATTGTCATGAGTGAAGTCTATCTTGGTAATCCTAATTTAAAAAAAGCAAATACACAAATTCAATTTTCTGCAAAGCAAATTGAAGAATTTTTAAAGTGTAAAAATGATCCTGTGTACTTTGCACAGAAGTATGTAAAGATTGTTTCTCTTGATGA